GACACCACTGTGATACTTAAAATGGAATTGTTGGCCATGTTCATTCTCTAAGTAAAATCTTCTTGTCATATAAACTTACCACCTAACGCTCTGTTGATTGAATCAATATCAAAAGTGGATGCCGTTGTATTGATGGTGATTGCATTATTGGTTGTGCTCTTATTTGACGTTTGGTTACTCGTATTTGAAGTCTTTTTAAGATTGAATGTATCACTGAACCAACCGCCAACTTTACCGAATATGCCACCGACCTTTTCTTTGGTGTTATTAGCAAAGTTTGAAACACCATCGACGATATTATTAGCAACATCTGTTACACCTTTTACTGCACCACCTGCAAAGTTTGATACCGTATCAACAACGTTTGATGCAATACCTGTGACTTTATTTGCTACACCGCCAACAAAATCTCCAACTTTACCTGCTACATCTCCAATAAAATTGCCAATACCACCGACAACATTTCCAATCGTATCACCAATACCACCTAAAACACCACCAACAACATCTCCAACACTACCTGCAAAATCAAATATCTTTGTGAAGAATCCAATAATCGTTTCTAATATGTCTAATATCGGATTTAAAATGAACTCTAATGCTTTAAATGCAGGAACTAGGATTGCTTGTAAAACATTACCAACAATTTCAATGAGTGGTGAAATCATTTCAAAGATATCACCTAGAAATTCGAGTTGTTTAATCATTGGAGCTAGTATCATATCGATGATCGGCACTAATATGTCAATAAGTCTTGTGAATATATTGATAACTATCTCAACGATAGGCATTAATGCATCCATTAAAACTTCAACTATCTTCAAGATGGGTTCTAGGAGTCTCATAAAAGTCTCCATGAGTTTTTCTAATAGCTCTTTGAACTTTTCGCTACGCATTAAAGCCATAACTACAATGGCAATCAAAGCACCAATACCTAAAGTTGCAGCATTAATACCAATGCCAGCGATTGCACCAGCTGCACCGACACCTTTTAAAGCAACAGCTACTATCTTTAATATCGGACCAACTTTACCGATGATGTTTAATACGGGTCCAACGGCAGCTGCAAGTCCAACTAAGAAACCAATCAGTTGCTGTGTGCCACTACTAAGATTCGTCCACCATGAAATCATATTACTTACTGCGGGTATGAGTTTATTCGTGATCGCTTCAACGACATTTTGCATAGCTGGAACAAGTGCCACAGCAAGTTCGACTGAAAGTGCTGTTGTTGATTGTTTTAATTTATCCAGCGAATCATTAAATGCACCAGTTGTTTCAGCTTGTTCACTCGTAATGATACCAAGTGCCCTTGCTTGTTCTCTTAATTCGTTGATAGCTTCTGATTCCATATTAAGCATTGGAAGTAGCTCAGAACCTAATTTGTCACCAAATAAGTGGTTAGCAAGTGCAGTCTTTAATGATTGATCCTCAACTTTCGATAAGGCATCTCTCATAATCTCAAAAGCTTCACTCGTGTCCTTGCCTTCTAAATCTTCCATTGAAATACCAAGAGCATGAAGTGGACCAGCAATATTCTTAACATCGCCTAATGCAATATCAGCCAGTATTGAGTTAACCTTTACAAAAGCACGCTCTAAACTACCTGTCTCAGTACCAGCGATGGTTGCTACATGATTCCACTCTTGTAGAGCTTCAATGGACATCCCTATTTTTTGAGCAGTATCGTTAAGTGCATCAGCAGTGTCAGCACCTTTTTTAGCAAGTACACCTAAAGCAGTAACGGCACCTAGAATAGGAACCGTGAGACTTTTGGTTAAGATGCTACCAACCTTTGTGATATTGTCAAACTTAGCATTGCCTAAATCTTTAATCTTTGATTTTGTTTTGTCTAACTCGTTATTAAGTCGTTTTACTTCAGATTCACTATAAGAAACATTGCGTTGAACCTTTCTAAATTCAGCATCTGATGTTGTACCAAGTTTGAGACCTTGTTTTGCCTTTTCTAACGCTTTATTTTGCGTATCTAAGCGTTTTTTAGTCGTTTCAAGCATCTTATTCAATTGGGTTTGCTTCTTACGCCAAAGCTCAACGTTAGAGCTGTCATACTTTAGGTTTGTATTAATGGCACGCAGGTCTTTTTGCTGTTCTTTGAGCTCTTTATTAATCTCTTTTAATTCATTGTCAAGATCCTTGCCATCAAGACTTAACTTAATATTTATGCCTTTAATTGTCTCAGCCATCGTACTCACCTCCTTAACTACAATTAAAAAAGGACTTTCGTCCTTGAATAATTTCTAACTATTAAAATTTATACCAATTTATGAGCTAAATCTTTTATATCTTTATAGACTAAGAACCTCGAATCTGTTGAAACTAAATCGAATTCATCATCTGTGAATATGTCCTCTTGAACTAAAAAATTAATTTTTTTATATGAGATGTCAGCTGTCACTTTTTCAATCATGTCTTTTGTAAAAGTTTCTAACTCAATTGCTTTTGCACCTTCATGCATTGAAGTCATCCAAATGTTTGATTTCTCGTCATACCAAATCTCGTCATAATAAAACCAAATATAAATGTTCTCATCATCTGAAATAAACTGATCCTTGCTAAAATCTATCTTTTCATGTTTAGATATGGAAAATAAATAATTATAGAGCTCGTACGATTCGCTTCGTGTAATTGCAAAATTGTATTTTCTCTTTAGATTTTGATAGTAAGGGGATCTTTTGTACTTTATCATTTCAAACGGAGAAGGAACAATAATGACAATGAAAAAGATTACTAAAGCCATTATTGATACAACTAGTAAAATTGGAGATGAGATAGTCAACACTAATATGAATAATATTTTCTTGTACCAGACAAGTTCTTTAAAATAGTTCACGGCTTCGTTCCCCTCGAAATCAATTATAAATAAATTATACCAAATTATCTATTTATAGTAAAAACAAATCTATGTCTCTTTGAGTTGCTCTTTTCATTTGTGGTTCATTGGATAGTGTTTTGACCTCGAGCTCAATCAGCATTGCATATACATCAATATCGAAGTACTCTGTATCCTTTATTGAGATGCCAAGATGAGCAAGGTTATAAATGATATTGGCGGTTGTGTTTTGCTCATCTTGTATATCTACTTTGGGTCCTGTGTACCTTCATTACCACCTAACATTAGGGTAATTGTATTTGAAATGTTCTCAAGTTCCTTTACATCAGATAATACGCTAAAATCCAAGTCCATCAAGAACTCATCATAGCTCTTTTTTGTATATGGTTTGTGCAGAATGTAGATAATTCTAAAAAGAATATCGATGACCAATGCTGCATCCGTTTCATCTTTATTCAAGTTTTCAAGCTTCTTAATGTCACTGAATAACTCAGTTCCAAATACGTTACGATACGAAATAATAGTAAAAAGTGAAGACCTTAGTTTAAGATCCTCACCTCTTAGATTAATTGTTTTTTCCATACTATACACCTATGACAGGTAATGTCGGAACTTGTGCAAAGAACTGTTGATAATTTGTGTCACCAAATTTTGCTATCGTTCTAATCACAGATACATTGCCAACCTCAATTGGTCTAGCTGTAATTGTAATACTAACCGCATTCGGTTCGATTGATTCTGCTTTTGTTTTAGTCGCATCACTAACTGGACTTGCAGTACACAAGAAATACCAAATACGTCTTGATTTCACATCACCTTGAATCTCATATCCAAGTGCGAATGTTTTAGTTCTATGATTAACAATCTCTACAAGGTTGCCATTAGAATCTCTTGCAAACCCTAAAATATCCACTTTGAAATCATCGTCAAGTTCGGTTAACTTTAAGGTGATATTGGATCCACTACTTGAAGCTAAAGTTGCGACAATTTTATCATCTGCATATACATCAGTTTTACCTGCAATGACTTCTGCACTAAGTTCTTGAGCTCCGTGTAGTTTTTTAGGTGTGCCAAAGTCCCAAGTATCATCTTCGGTTGGTGTTGCAATTGCATAATGGACGTTCTTAAGTCCAAATGTTACTTTATTGCTCATTTTTATATTCCTCCATCTTTATTTCATAAATTCGATAAATGCCAGTATCAATCAGTGAATACTCGCTAATCATTCTAAAATCAATACCTGCATTTTGTAATACTTCTTCTAAACTAGATTCAATAGTTGTATCTTTTGTTTTGGTCACAAGCGTAATTTGAATCGTCACTTGCCTAATTAAATACGAATCATCCGCATAGACCTTTGGATTTTTATTCAATTCCTGGTAGACAATAAAAGGTGGTTCAGCATTATCAGTTACATAAAGAGCATAATGAACATTACCTGGTATGACTTCGTTAAGAAGTCCATAAACGTATGTTAGTCTTTCTTTAGTTCCCACGTATAATCCTCCTGATATCATCCAGCATTTTAGGTGTGAAGTAGTCAAATGCAGGTCTCATGAACGGTCTTGCAGCGACATACTTTCCATTCTTATGTTGAAAACCAAATTCAATCAAGTGAACCAATCTACCCTTTTCTTTTGCGTGGATAACAATGGTTTTAGTATGACCTTCACCAATGTCAGTCTTTACAAACTCATCGGCCATTGCACCTTTTCTACCGCTTCTTGGTGTGTTAGATATGACATACTCTAGTATCAAGGTTGCTGTTTCATCAAGTTTCTGTTCAAGTTCCTTTTTAACTGATTCTGCATATTCTGATATTTCATGATTGATTTCATCAACAAAGTCATCAAGCGTAGCCATTTATATCACTCACCTTAATTTTTGTTTCCATCAAATAAAGTTCTAAAAACTGTCCTTGTAGATATGTTCGTTCAATTTGATAAATCAAATCATCAATGATTGCATACTTGCTTCCGTCATACAAGAAGCTTTGAATCTTAAGTGCAAGGTCTACTTTGTATTCGTTCTTCTTACTTTCATAATACTCTTTAGACGTTACTGACTTTGAAATGCCAATGACTTCTCTTTTAGAAATGAAACCATAACCTTGATTGCCGATCTCATTTTTAACTAATGTGATCTTTAATAAAGTCAGTCGAATATTAGGACTACTCGGAAACATGATAATCACCACTTGATAATGCTAATTGATTCAAGAGCATGTCAAAACTCTTCGGTAAATCTTTAACAGAACCATCTGCTTTAAACCCAAAGAAGGTCTTGCAGTAAATAACCACTAGCGAATGAGCTAACGGATGGTTCTCTACAACTGCTGGTGTAATCCCTGTAGATACGAGTAAGTTTTTACATGCACTGATATGATTATTTAATTCATCATCAGCATATGTTTCACTGATTGGAATCAATAGTGATTTTTTTACTGTTTCAAGTAGTCCCATATTCTAACCTCTATTCTAGTCTTGCTTAGGCTTTCTTTTTAACTCTTAAGAAGCCTTTATATCCTACAACGTTACCGCCTGTAAATACGGACGCTTTGTAGCAAATGATGCC